GCGTTTGGCGCGAATTGAGGCCGAAAGGCGGGCTGATGCGGCTGCCAGGGCTGCGAATGAAGCTCGTGGGCAGGTTGATGAAGGTAATTTGCAGCTTGTAACCAGCGCAATTGACACGCTGAAGCGCGAAACCGACATCCTGAAGGCCAATTTGCGGGCTGCAATGGCTTCTGGGGACTATTCTGCTGCGGCAGATGCTCAGGAAGCCATGGCGGATGCTAAGGCCAAGCTGCTTCAGCTTGAAAATGGCCGCGCGGCCTTGCAGGAGCAGGCCAAAAACCCGCGAATTCATCCACAGCAAATCCCGGCTTACGATCCTGTGGAAACGCTGGCTTCCCAGCTCTCCCCCAGGTCTGCTGCGTGGGTTCGCGCCCATCCTGAGTTCGCCCGCAATGAGCGGCTGACCCAGAAGATGGTTGCGGCGCACAATCTGGTCACGGCGGATGGCGTACAGCCGGATACTGACGAGTATTTTGAGACTGTTGAGCGTATCCTGGGGGTGCAGGCTCCTGCGGCTTCTGTGGCTGCCGCTGAAGCCCCTATGTCTGCGGCCTCGGCGCCAACCCAGCGTCGATCTTCCCCGGCTGCTGCGCCCGTTAGCAGGTCTGGGACAGGCACAGGCGGCGGCAGCCCGAATGTGGTGCGCCTGTCTGCTGATGAGCGTGAAATGGCCAAGATGATGGGCATGACCGCTGAAGAGTATGCTCGCAACAAGCTTGCCCTGATCAAAGACGGTAAGCTGACCAAGCATTGAGAAAGGATTGAACAATGGAAAACGTACCGATGCGCCGTGGTCGGCGCCCCCGCATGGCGAAGCCCGAGATTGCTGCCCAGGTTGAAGGCGAAACGCCGGAAGTGGAGGCCGTGGCTGAAGCCCCGGTAACGCCCGCCAGGGTGCTGCGCCCGCCCATGCGTAAGGATTACTCCCTGGCCTCTGCGGAAAGCCGCACGGCTGAAATCCTGGGCCATGTTGGCACTGTGGCTGAAGGGGTTGATGAATTCTACATTGACCGCTCCAGGCTGCCGCCGGGCTGGGATGCCGAATGGAAGACCAAGACGGTGATGGGGGCTGAAGACCCCGCGCAGATGGTTTCCTATGCCCGCATGGGCTGGGAGCCCGCGCCATTGGATATGTTCCCTGAGATGATGCCGCAGGGCTGGAAGGGTAACACCATTGAGCGCAAGGGCATGATCCTAATGATCCGCCCAAAGAAGATCACCGACATGGTGCGGCAGGCTGATGCGCGGAAGGCGCGGGAGCAGATCAGGGCCAAGGAAGCGCAGCTTTCCTCGGCGCCGGATGGCCAGTTCACCCGCGACCACGACAAGGTGAAGCCGAAGATCAACAAGGGCTTTGAGCCCATGCCGATCCCGCAGGATTGACACAAACTGAAGGGGGTTTAGGCCCCCTTTACCCCTACAAAATGTGTTGATATTTTAGGCGATGTGGGCGTATGGTCCACATTGCCTTCCCCCGGTGTGGAAGGTTTGAGCCTCTTTCTGCTCCCAAGCCGCCCCGGTGCGCGGTAACGGCGCTTTCAATCGGAGGACCGATTCGTGGCAAACACGAATACCCCCTTCGGCTTTGCGCAGTACCAAGGCGGCGCTGGTGGGGCTCCCACCTTCGCTCAGACGGCACGGCGCATTGCCTCTTCAAATACCACGGCGATCTATTTCGGCGATCCCGTCATGCCGGTGGTCAGCACGGCCAACGGTTACATCACCCAGGCTTCTTCCGGCACCACGACCCTCGCGGGCATCTTCGTGGGCTGCCAGTATTTGTCCACCAGCCAAAAGCGCACGGTGTGGTCGAATTACTGGCCGGGTGCTGACGCTACGGGCGATGTGATTGCCTATGTCATTGACGATCCGAATACTCGCTTCGTCGTGATGGGCAACAGCACGACCTTCAACATCTCTGGCACCCTTTCCGCATATGGCTCTTCGCCGATTGGCAAGTACGCTCAGTTTGCGATTGGGACTGGCAACACCACCAGCGGTATTTCCGGCGCGTACCTCAACTCTGTTGGTACGACTGTGACGCTCCCGTTTGTTGTGGTTGACCTGATCACTGCTCCTCCGGGTGCGAATGGTGCCGATCCGACGACCGCTTACAATCATGTGGTTGTTGGGTTCAACAACGAGTGGCTGCGCAGCAATGGCGCTGGCCCGACCGGCATCTCGTAAGGAGGGCATGAACCATGGCTGTAAATCTTTCGGCTATTAAAGACCTGCTCCTCCCCGGTCTGCGTGGTGTTGAAGGCAAGTACGAGATGATCCCATCTCAGTACGACAAAATCTTCACCAAGCATGACTCCAAGATGGCGCTCGAGCGTACCGCTGAAATGCGTTACCTCGGCCTTGCCCAGCTCAAGACCGAAGGCGGCCAGACCGCTTTTGATAATGGCGCGGGTGAGCGTTTCATCTACAACCAGGAGCATACGGAAATTGCGCTTGGCTATGCCATCACTCGCAAGGCGATTGATGACAACCTGTACAAGACGCAGTTTCACCCGTCGAACCTCGGCCTGATTGAATCCTTTCAGCAGACCAAGGAAATCTACGGCGCGAACATCCTGAACACGGCGACGACCTACAATGCTTCCATCGGCGGTGACGGCGTGGCGCTTTGCTCCACCTCTCACCCGATTGATGGTGGCACGGTGGCGAACCGTCCGACCACGGATGTTGGCCTGAACGAAGCGACCTTGCTGAACGCGATGATTTCCGTGCGTACCAACTTCAAGGACCAAGCGGGCCTGAAGGTGTTTGCGCGGGCGCGTAAGCTGATCGTTCCGCCGCAGCTTGAACCGACCGCGATCCGTCTGACGAAGACTGAGCTGCGGCCCGGCACTGCCGACAACGATGTCAATGCCATTATGATGACGGCGGGTGGTCTGCCGGAATCCTACATGGTCAACGACTTCTTGACCTCGCAGTATGCTTGGTTCCTGCTGACGAACATTGATGGCCTCTCCTACATGGAGCGCATCAAGTTTGAAACGGACATGCAGGTCGATTTCGTGACCGACAACCTCCTGGTCAAGGGCTATGAGCGGTACTCTTTCGGGTACTACAACTGGCGCTCGATCTTCGGGTCGTTCCCGACTTCGTGATCCCCGTAACGGCCCCCTGGCATTGTGTCAGGGGGCTAACTCAGGAAAGGGCTAAAAATGGGTGCTACTCACTTTAGCGGTCCTGTTGTTTCGGGGACTTTGCAGCAGGGTGAAACCGATGGTCCTAACCAGGGCTTTGCGGTTCTTACTCAGTCTGCTTCGATCACTCAGAACAGCACGACTGCTGTTTCTTCCACGCTGTACATCCCGGCTGGCTCTCGGATCGTTGATTTCAACATTGACGTTCTGACGGCGTACAACTCTGCCACTTCTGCGACCCTGACCATCGGCACTGCTGCCGCTGGTACGCAGTATGTTGGCAGCATTGACGCCAAGACTGCCGGGCGCGCTGCGATCACCTACACGGCGGCGCAGCTTGCAGCAATGAATGGCGTTAGCGTCCTTGGTGTCGCTGCGCCTACCACTGCTCCGGTAGTGATCACTGTAACCCCGGTCGGCGCGACATCTGCTGGATATGTCGTGGTGACTGTTCTTTATGTCCAGCAGTAAGGAGGACCGCTATGAAGGGTCGTAAGGGTCGCGCGGCTGGTGGTGAGTCCCCGGCTGCTGGCACGAAGGATTGGGAACAGGATATCTCTTCCAAGCCTACGCGCCGTGTGAACGCTCCCAGCATCATGAATGCTGCTGAAGAGCGCAAGCGTGGTGGTAAGGCCATGGGCAAAATCCATGGTGCTGCTGCCAAGATGCATGCTGGCCGCAAGGCTCGCAAGGCTGGTGGCAAGGTGGGTTCCAACATGAGCCCGCTTTCCAGCGCGCATGCTGGCACCCCTGCCAAGGGCCGCAAGCTCGACAGCATGGGTCAGTGATTGGTGGGGGCTTCGGCCCCCATCTTTCCTTTGGAGGATGTCATGGCCGGTGCTTGGACGCGCAAGGAAGGGAAGAACCCTGAAGGCGGCCTGAACGCCAAGGGGCGCGCATCGCTGCGCGCAGAAGGCCGTGATATTAAGCCGCCTGTTTCGCGTGAAGCAGCACAGAAAAGTGAAATGGACGCCGCGAGGCGCCGCAGATTTTGCGCCAGGATGGAAGGCATGAAGGAAAAACTGACCTCTGCCGTCAATGCGCGCGATCCTGATAGCAGGGTCAATAAATCACTTCGGAAATGGGATTGCTGACATGGCGAAGAAGCCTTTCTGGGAGAAAGATGCTCCCGATGACGCCAAGAAGCGCAACATGAGCCGTGAGCAGGTGAAGGATGCCAAGGCAAGCGCCCGCGCTGCTGGCAGGCCCTGGCCGAATTTGGTAGATAACGTCACCGCGATGCGGGCTGGACGGAAGAAGGAGAAGGCGTGATGGCCACAACAGCTTGGTCGATTACTCAGAGTGGTCGTTATGAGCCTTTTGAGCTTCAGGTGGCGCGCGGCCAGATCTCTTGGCACATCCCGGTGACTGTCTTTGGGTTCAACCCAGACATTGATACAACGGAAGAGACTGTGTGGCCTGGGGGTGGGATTATCACCCATCCTTCAGCCGCCATTCAATGGAAGGTCAGCTCCTCCAGCGCGAATGATACTTCCGCTGGCACTGGGGCTCGCACTGTCTTCATCAATGGCCTTGATGCCAATTACAACCAAGTCACTGAAACCGTCACGCTGAATGGCCAGACCGCAGTTCTGACCACCAACTCTTTGCTGCGCATCAATTCTGCTTATGTCGCCACTGCTGGTTCAAGCAACAGCGCAGAGGGCAACATTTATTTCGGCACCGGGACTGTGACTGCTGGTGTTCCTGCGACCGTTTGGCAGATCATTCTCTTTGACTACAATTCGACTGTCACCGGGCATTATACGGTGCCTGCCGGATATACGGCCTACATGGATGCTGGGCAGATTTCTGCTGGGCAAGCCACTGGTTCAACTCAGATTATTGGCCGGTTGCTT